TGCGCTCAAATCGCATATTACCAGTTGAACTATTCATCAACACCTTACCATTGAATAAGTCTTTCATCTTAATGATGAAGTCCGAAAACGTCATATCCTTAGGATATCCAAATTGTGGGAACTCCGATGTAGTTAACGCCCCTATCATACCAAAGTCATAAGCATTAGTTGTTGACGGTGGCACTCTGAACTTCTTAGGTAATATTACCCAATCGCTAGGAACAACCGTGCTATCAAAAGTCAAACCTAAATATTGACATCCCTTTTCGAATAGTGTTCTTAGCTTCATTGCTTTGTGATACTTCACAGGCTGAATAAGCAAGTTGAACATCTGCTTTATCAATAGCAACATAGCCACTAACATAGCCACAAACTTTACTATCTGAACTACCAACGCAAATATCTGACCATACGATAAAGGGTCTGTTGCTAATGCCGATAACGTCGCTAACAAATCCCTTCCCGCCGCATAAAGTGACTGCCCTACAAAGGTAAGTGATACCATCGCAATAGCTGTTTCTTTGTAGTTAGGAATAGCCGAAATAACATAAGGAATATTTATGTAGTCGGCATCAGTAATTAGGCCCACTTCTGGGCTTGCTAAATAGTCAAATCCAAAGCCCGCCGCCGTGTCATTAATCCAATCAATAGAATACTTTTCTTTGCTCTTGGCTTGGATGGAATACTCATCAAAGATTGCATCGTCAGTCAAGTCAATATATCCATCCAAAACAGGTATTACTTGGCCGTCAGATTCGCGCACCGCCTCAATCCTAAAGCCCATACCCTCCATGATGTAACCCGAAAATATCCATTGCTGCAATAAATCAATGTTCTCGCGCACAAAGTCCCAATCATTAATCGTTACTTGACTGCTCTTGAACTCGCCGTCTTGAAAGTTACATTCAATGCCTAACTCACGCCAGTTCTTTGGTGGATTAACCTTCTGATTATTGAGGTAAAAATTTAGTTGATTCATATCCTTCTGCGATGTGTGGTTACTTTAGCAATTCCATTTCTAATCTCGGCGTGAACTATATTGCCTAAATTGTCAATATTCGTTTGATGTACAGGCTTATTATTCGTTACCGATAGTAATTGCTTCAAAAGATTATTTGTTTCTCTTAGCTCAATATTTTGATTAATCAATACGCCTTTAGGTTGCTCGATGTTACCATAATTAAATAGCACTCCCTTTTGATAGTCATGTAGTATTTGCGCTGCATCCTCATTTGATATGTTACCTATCTTAGCATTTTGTGAAGGATTAAATATTCGTTCGTTTCCATCCACCGCCACAACGTATCCATCCGTGCCGTTGTGAACCTTGTTTCCTTGCAAGTCACGCCCTACATTTTCAGTACCTTCAATGAATGCACCGCTGATTACCTCTGCAAGTGCCGTGTCAACGATTGCCTTTTGTAGTGCTGTGTTAGGGTCTGTCTTTGCATAGCTTGAAAATAGTTGATAGAAAGCAAATATCTTTTGTTGACGAACCTCTTTCTCTTGCTGTCTACGTTTCTCTAGTTCTAACTTAGCTGCTTTCTCTTTCTCGAATGCAAGTGTGTTATCTAGTCCACGTTCAGCTAGTCGCTCTTGGGCCTCAATAGCTTTTTGATTTGCTTGCGTTTCGCGGTCTAAGTAGTCATTAGCTATTTTATTTCTCTTTTGGAATCCAGCCTCAACCGCTTTTTCTAACTTATCAAGTTGTGCTATTTGTTCTTGAGTTGCTTTTTTTTGTTTGTCAACATCCTTTTGATAGTCATCCCACTTTTCTTTAAAATCTTTTTGCGCTGCTTTTGCTCTTTTCTCTTGGCGCTTGGCATCTGCTTTATCCTTGTTGTCGTCAGCCTCTTTGTCAATATCCTCTAATGCTTTTTTTAACCTTCGTGCTGCCTCAATTAATGCTGCTGCTTTGGTTTCCTCTAATGCTTTAGAGTTTTCAATTTCTTTTACTTTTAAATCGTATATCCTTTTTGCTTCTGCTTTCTTGCGCTCTACTTCGTTATCAATAGACTTTACTTGTTGCTCTGTGATATAATTGTTTAAGTCTTCCGTATCTTTTTGAACTTGTTTCCATAAGTCATCAAACTCTTTTTTTCTTGCAGCCGCTCTGGCTTTGTAAACGGCTGCCTCATGTTCCTTTATTCGTTTTAATGCTGCATCATTTTCTTTTTTTTCTTTCTCTAGTTGCTCTTTTTTCTTAGCCTTTTCCTCATTGTCATTTTCTTGCTTCATCAAGTTTATTTCATCTTGTTGTGATTGTAGTAATCCTTTTCTTTCTAATGCTTGTGATTTTTCTAGGTCTATAATACCTTTATTAAATGCTATATTTCTTTGCATTTGCTTGTAATCTCCAGTATAGCTTTCATTTGCCCGACCATTTTCAAGTTGTGTGATGTCAACCTCTAAGTCTTTCGCTAATTTTATTTTTTGCTCTGCAAATTTCTTAGCTAAATCTATCCTTTCATTATTATTTTTTAATTCTGAAAGCTTTAATTCACCTTGAGCCTTAGATAATTTACCTAATGCAACGGCCATTTTCACAACATATTCAGCATGGGCATTAGCATATTTTTTATACGATTCATTATTAGCTTCAATAGTCTTTCTATTTTCTTCTAATCCTGCATCTAATTGTCTATTAGCTTCGATTAAATCATACACTACATACACAACCGCCGCAACCGCCGCCGCAAGTAAAGTAAGAGGATTAAATAATAATGCCTTACCAACATTTAATAATGCTACACCTAAATTCTTTAACCCCGATACTACCTCTGTCAAAGAAATAGAACTTATAACGCTTGAAAATACTTTTGCTTTGTCGGCTGCATCTTTAAAATCTAAATCCTTTATTGACCCTAACATTTGCCCAAATGCTGTACTTGCTTGAGCTGTTTTGCTTTCGTTAGCAAATACCGCTGTCGCTTCTTTAGCATCCTTTATTTGGTCGCGCAATGCACCCGCTTTCTTAGCTGCTTTTTCAAATTCAGCCGTGCCAACTTCCATGTTTTGCATCTCACGATTGAGAGCCTTTAATTCTTTGACAGCATTTGGATAGTTACCTACGTTCCTTTGAAATTCACCAACGCCTTCTTCTGCCTTTCGAACCTTTTTATCTAGTTCCTCGAACTCCTTCCCTAGTTGCTTATAAAGTTTGCCATTGTTTCGACCTGTAAACTCTAATTCTTTTAGCTGTTTTTTTATTTCTGCGAGCTGTTTTACACCTTTAGTATATTCACCATTCAAAGAATTTAAACTGCGCTCTGTGGCTCTATTTTGTTTTTCTGCTAATGATGCTGTTTTTATTTCCTCTTGTTGTGTCTTTAGCTTTTGTTGATTAAGTTTTTCTGCTTGTTGCGCCACCACCAATTCAGCCTTTGTTAGTTGCTCTTGTTGCTTAATAAGTTGATTGGTTTCAGCCATTGCCTGATTCAACTGCTTCACATCGTCATAGCTCTTAGCCTTAAACGTAGACACAAACTCCTTTTGAGCCGATATCGAACCCCTAATCGTATCTTGCGTTTCTTTGATTACTGCTAATAGTTCCGTTGCTCCCCTCTTAGCATCGTCAAACAAACCATTGACGAATAAATCTTCTTTGCCTAATGCCTTACCTTCTGCCATTATTCCTTATTATTTTGCTTATTAAACTCTGAATACTGATGCAGATAACTGAACCATTCAGATACACTTAATTCGTGCAAATTTAACTTAAATCCAATCCATTTCTCAATTAATATCTTCAATTCATTTGATTTCAAAGATTTTTGTTCTAACTTTTTTTTCAACTCATCCTCATGAATGCGAATAAAAGTATTATTAAACTTATCTCCAGTTATTGCTACCTCGCATTTTAACGCTATAATTTCTTTCTGTAGCTCGATTATTTCAATGAATGATTCAGATAGTCCAAACCTATCAACTAACTGCCTCTGAATAGCCTCAAATGCCTTTTCATAATTGCCAAACAACCCACGCTTTTTAGCCATGAATTTAATATCATCTTCATCAACTACCTTTAAGTAATTAAATGTAGGCATGGTGTCAATGCTATTGTAAAATTTTACTCTTAACATACGTCATAATTATTGGCTTCGCCTTTTCCCTTAATACATCTTTTGATTCTTGAGTCAATCCGATAACTATTCCGAAATTATCTTGCAAGTCTTCGCCATCCTTAATAGTGTTGGCATCAATAACCAAATCACCATTCGCAATAGTCTTCACTTTAAATGTGCTGTAGAATGCGCCTGTATCTCTTAGCGTTACTCTGTTTATTGGTTGGCCTTTTTCACGCTTTATAAATTCAGTATTCGGCGAATAAACAGAAGCACCTCTTGCATAGACTGAACGCAATGTGCGACCATCTACATCAACACCCTTTTCGTATAACTGAACTTGACGATTGAGCCTCAACGCTTCAAACTGAATAGAACGATTGCCAGTTACTACCTTTAGCGCATCCGTTTCATTTAGCTTTAATACTTTTTTTGCTATGGCCTCAAGACTCCACATTCAACTTAGCAAACTCTTTCTTGATTTGTCTGTACGCATTTTGCCAATGAAAGTTTGGTAAGTCCTTAAACGCCTCACGAAACTGATTTTCTGTGTATTTTCCTATTGTATTGACTTCAAACTTATAGCCGTCAATAGTTATCATTTTGCGATTATCCATGCTGCAAATATAAAAAAAAGCCCTCACATTTCTGCAAGGGCTTTCAAACAAATCAAACTATCAGAAACATCTTTAAACTGCGGTAACAATAGTACCCAACATAGTACTACCATCAAGGCCATTCTTCTTTACAAGAATCTGTAAGTCATCACCAACTGTGATGCCACTTGACATTGAAAGTGTGTATCTACCTAATTGAGTTGTGCTTTCAGCTACAGAAGAAATTGTAACATCAGAATTATCTGTGATGTCATACACCTTACCGGTAGTTGCTGAATCAGAACTAACAAAGTCAGCGGTCTGTAATCCCTCAACTGGTGAACCATTTACAAAGTCACCATACTTGTTGAAAATATCAACTACGATTGACGTTGTTCCGATTGCTACACCTTTGTAGTAAGTGTTAATCAAACCTTTCACATTCGCAAGATTTACCCCTGTAAATGATGAAGATAAAATCATTCTCAAGTCTTCGTCTTTTTCGTCGATACCAAACTCAAAAGAAATCATAATCTTTTGAATAGTAGTGTCGGTGGTAAACATCAACTTGTTGTAGAATGAATCAGCTTGTATCTCTACAGGATAAAGCATACCATCGTCATTCTTTACTTTTCCGTACAACGATCCATTTGAGTCAATCATGTAAGCCCCAAACGATGAACATCTGTTTGAGTTTAACTGATTGAGTAACTCTGGACCGCCTTTAAGAACTAAGCCTGTAAAGCTTCTAACACCTTGACGGATGAATACCTTTGAACCATCTTCGAAAGTTTCCATCAACGCATCAGCACGCTCACCAGCAACATTCTTCAATGGGCCTACAGGATACCATCTCTTTGAATCGTCTGCTTGATTTATCAACGCCGTTACATAAGCACTATCTAAAGTGTCTGTCGGGTCTATTGAATTTTCTGTTCCATCGTTCGCAATTAATGGAACGAGAATCAGTTGTTTTGTCACTCCAAATACTGGAATGCAATTCGGTGTGCCTGTATTTTGTAAGCTTACACCGCAAGAACATAATGCACTCATGTTATTTAATTTTTTTAGTTAATAATTAATTGCAACATATCAAACACTTATTGAATGGAATCTTAATCAACAATTCAACTCCCGAAATATTATCTGAAAATATCTTTTTATCAATACCCTTCTCGATAACATCTCCAAAGTTTACAAAGTCATTCTCCACAAAAGTAATGTTGTATGATGCGTTTGCTTGAGCATAATTTGATAAGGCAATCATGAACTGCCTCACCGCCGATTTCATCGGTTTAATAGCATTGGTGTAATGGTCACCCGTTAACCAATCTTTAGGGTCGCAGTTAGCCATGAAATAAATAGCACAATCGCTTTCATAGTCCACCAAATCCATTTCAGAAGCATACACCTCTGGAGCATTCAAGTGAAGGTAAATGAAAGGTAACTTATCGTTGGCATTTTTCTTTTTCATCAACTCCTTGTTGGTGTCCAAAAAAGTACCATAATAAAAGAATGGTAATCGTAAAGAGTAACTACCTGCACTCAATGCAACATTTGACTTTACCGTTATGCTTGCGTTCTCAACTACATCAGTAATCTTGTACGCTCCGAGTAAATTACCTACAGTTGCCCATAGTGTTTTACTTGTATTCATACGATATAAACCCGAACTAATTACATCCACAGATGTCACTTTGATAGTTCCATCAATAGTGTTTATAATAGCTTGGATGTGTTCGTGTGTTGTCATTATAATGAGATGTAATCTTTATCTATTCCCTTGTATTCAGGATAAGTATTTTTGTTAGCCTCAATGTATTTTCTAATCGCCTTAAAGGTGCTAATACATTGGTTGTATTCATTTACTAAGGTTGCGTAACCCATCTTGCTAAAATAGTTTATACTGCTTTCAGACTGCTCATTGCCCGAAATAGTATTCACTTGGCTTTGCTGACGAACATAAAAAAAGAATATCCACTTTACTAACATCTTAGGGATGCCTAATGATTGAACCAACTCCCCATCTATGTCCTTAAACCATGGGTAAAAAATATCTATAAATCTTTGCTCTGTTGGCGCTTGGTCATCAATGCTATCTAAGAATAAATCGCATAACTCAACGCCTAACAGCTCATAAAGAATTGATGTTTCATAAGTATCAATAGCCGTTTCTAACTCCGCTTCTGTGAAGTTATCTGTTGCAATGGCTGTAGTGCCAGTTTCAAAATCTGCTAATGATACAATGTAACTCATTTTACAATACTTTTACTAGTTTTTTGTGTGTCAATATTTCGGCGATGTTAGTAGATACTTCTAACTTCATGCCTACTTCTAAACCTTTGAACGCCTCAACAACCTCAACGATTACTATTTCAGTTGATTGAGAGAACTCAACCGCCTCTATTGAAGCGGTTTGAGTTTCTTTTTCTACTTTCTTAGCCATGATTAAGCTGTTTCTAATGCTGCAATGTCAGTCGCAAATGTACCTTTTACAAATGCTGTTCTGTCATTGTTCTTAGTTACTAATGCACCTCTCCACTCTGCAATGATTGTACGCAAGTTCTTAGTCCAGTCATTACCATCAAGACCCATGTTGATTGTTACCGCTTCTTTTTGGTACAATGTAGCCATGTTGAAATTACCTACTAAGTAAGTACCTGCAGTCACTAATGTAGTTGCAATCATTGGAACGCCATCCAAAGTTAGAGTTTCTCCGATGAACATTAATCTGTCAATGTAACGTCTGTCAGTAGCCGACACTTTGTAAAGCTTCAACTTAGTGATGTCACTTGGATTCATCAAGATAGCGTTTGGTGCTTCTTGATTTGCCAATGCGATTTGGTTCATTGCAACCGTTAATACGTCTGCTTCGTTTGCATTGTCAACTGTCGCTGCAAATGTTCCCGCTGCGAATGCTGTTGCAACCGTACGGATTCCATTCATTGCTGGCGCTGTTCCATTACCTGAATATGAAGTACCTTCAACATCTAACAATAACAATCTCAACAACTCGTTACGGATTTCAGACTCGATAAAGTCGATATCATCTAACATTTCTGTTGATACTTTGATGAAAGCTGTACGCTTAACAACTGCTTGCGAAGCCACTACTAAGTCAAAATCGATTTGGTTCTTAGTGTCACCTTCTGCTGTTCCACCTGCTGAACCATCGCGGTTAGCTTGATATACCCATGAGATGATGTTTGAACTAGCTGCGCCCTTAGCGAATAAGTCCATCAAACGAACACGGCGTGTAGCGATTAAGTTAAGACCTGCGATACGTTGCTCAACTGGTACGTTACCACCTGAAATGTTAGTTGATTCTAACATCGTTCCTGCTGCTTTAATCTCAAAAGTAATGCCTGATTGCTCTGCGCTACCTTTGTTAAGACCTTTCAATGCGCTTAATTTAGCTTTGTTTTCTTCGCTAGATAACGCTTCTTTGATTGAAGATGCATTGCTAGATAAGCTTCTGTCAACATTGTTCTTGTTTAACTTTTCGATAGCTAAACCATACTGCTTTAATGTAGCGTTCAATTGCTTCATCTGCTCTTTTTGAGCCTCTGCAATTTCACTCTTTAAAGACTCAATATCCTCTTTGCTTGCGCTTTTCGATACTGCTTCCTCTAATGCCTTAGTAGTTGCATCGTTATACTCATTGTATAACCCTGCCATATCTTCGGCACTTTTATCGGCAAATTGAGCCGATGTGATTCCTTTTACTTCAAGGAACTTTTCAAACTTTGTCATTTTTTTGATTGGATTAAATTAATAAAAAATTCTTTTTTCTTTAGTGCTTTCGCGGCTTCTATATCAACTTGCGTGTCAACTGACGGCGCACTTGTTTTCTTTCTTGGCGTTCCACATCCACTACAGTAGTCTCCCATCATAGTTTCACCACAGTTAGAACATTCTTCTTCGGGCTCTGGTATCTGTAATATCGGCGTTGCATCGTTGCTACCTTTAACAACCATTGAACCTTCCTCTCTAATCTTTAATTCAGTAACGGCCCAAAAATAACCCTCTGCATCTGCTACCTCTTTATTAGCAATGAAAGGATAATATTTGTCCCAATTAGCTTTGTACTCTTTGTATTCGGGTCTTTTATCGTCTATGCAAGTAAAGAATGTCACATACTGCATTCTTATGCTATTCTGAACTGGTCTGTTTTTCTCAATGATGTCTTCTGCTTCATCATCTGCAATGGCTTCTTTGTCAATCTTAAAAATCAAACATTCAGTATTGCCAGCATAGTCTTTTCCAAGCTCACTAAATGCCAATGTGCTAATCATCATCTCAACATCTGACTGCCATGCAATGATTGAGCCTACTCTTATTTCGTGATTCTTGCAGTATAGTATTTTTCCCTGTTGCTCTTGTACGGTCTTCTTGAAGCACCCATTGATGTGAACGTCACCGTGCGAGTCCATGTAATTAGTTGTAGATATAACAGGGTAAATGTAACCATCTTCAATAGTAAGGGCTTTAGTTGCATTCGCCTTTAGCTTTAAGTTGATAGCTGAAATGTGATTGCGTTCGTGTGAGTAGATAACTTCGGCCTTTTTTAATGCTTTGATTTTAGTCTCATCCTTTACGATAGCCTCAATCAACTCACTCTTTGTGCTGAACTCTTTATTTGGAAAATATACCGACTTTATACTCATTTCTTCACTATTTTACCTTTTTTAACTTCCGTTTGCTTGATAATAGCATCTAATTCGCCTTTCGATTTCGTTTTCATCGCTACAAAATTAATCTTTTTTTAATTCGTTGTAGAAATATTTTCAACGGCCGTGGTGTTTATGATTAAAATATCTGCATTTGGGTCGTCGCTTTTCGATTCTCCCATCTTTTGACGCACCTCATTTGCCGTATAAATGCCTTTAGTCTTGAAGTCTTGAAGTATTTGAGCCTTTTCTTTTAGGTTTTCTTGCAGGCATTCCACCTTACTAAAGTCTTGACGCATTCTTACATTCTGATTTGGAAAATGATTTTTGCAAATAAATGATGTGTAAGCTTCACTCATTTTATCAGATAAAGGAATGATGCAATTAGTATACATTGCTTTCTCTGCTTCTAACCTATTGTTATAAGTCTTATTGTCTGGGTCATTAAATAGTGAGCTATCTAAACCCATAACATTGCATAATGTCCTAGTTGTTACAACTCCTTTTTTAAGTAACTCTAAGTCCGCGCTACTCATTGCAATGTTGGTATAGGTTAAGTCTTTATTGCTTACAATTATACCACCATATTTATGTGAGCCTCCTATTCTACCCTTTAGCGAGTCATCAACAACTTGCGCTTCATCTGATGTCATTGGTAGCTGTGACTTATCGCCAATAATACCACTAACGCCCCTATTTGATAGGATTGAGGCATCTGCCTCCCATCTCTCATTGCCTACATGAACAACATTAGCTGCCACTTGAATAGGTGAAAGTCCATAGTAATATCTTTCTAAGTTAGGATTAAAGAACTTGATATGGCATAAGTCATTCTTGCTGTATATCCTAGCACTTGAACCATAGCTGAATTGGTATTCTAATAGTGGTAAAAAGAAGTCAGAATTGCGATTGAGGATGTTAACGGATTGCGTAGGTAACACATCGAGTTCCTCTATCAATGACGAATTAAACTGCGTGTTACCTACTAGATAAGTATTCCCAGTTATAAGTAAGTAAAGCAATGTTTGTTCTTCTATATCGTTCCATGTATATCCTTTTGCATTGTTAGGTGAATACATCAACTCATGAACGGTTGTATCTTCTAATTGTTTCCAAGTGCCGTTGTTTAGTTTCTTTTCAATTATCCAAGGTATAGACTTAGAAACATCGGTTATTTTTTTTACGATTGCATAAACATCAACATTCTGTGAGTAACCAGCATTTACTTGATTGATAAAGTTATTCTGAAAGTTCAACGGCATCCATCCGCCTAAGAATTGCCAAATTACCCTTCTATCGCGTTCGGTCAATGGCATTGTCATTCCTTTGGTAGTGACTGCCGATTTTATACGTTGATATAAATTCATGTCTGCAAAACTAATATATTTTTAATTGCAAATGTAATCACATTCCAGAAATATAAAGTGAAGATTGCGGAACTAATTTATCAAATGCATATCGTAAAGGGTCTATCTGATGATTAAAGGCGTCGATTGGCATCTCTGACCGCTTATCATGCCAAACATAGTTGCGTAGTTCCTTGATTAAGTTTAATGAGTCAGAAGTAACCACTATTTCATAATCTTGTATTCGCTTTATTCCATTCCTTACGCTGTCTGGTCCTTTGGTCGCTGGCATTGCGTTCAAGTTCTTTATTCGTAAGTCATTGATAGTTCTAGGGTCGGCGCTGTCTGCTACTATTAGTGAGTTGCTAGGTAGCACGTTTGTTCTTAGTAGTTGGATTAGTTGTTCAGTTGAATTTCCTGTCTTATAGAATATTTCTTGAGCATAGATTAGATTTCTTTTTTTGTCGACGGCTACCTTTATAAGAGAATCTGGGTCATTACTAAACCCAAAATCCAAGCCATAAACATGAGGCAATGAACTGTCAAATTCACCGACCCTCCAATTTTGAAAGATAGCACCTTGCAAAGTACCTATTTGGCCATCAATATACACCTTACACCAATTGGCCCAATAGTCGGATGTCTTTGCTTTCTCTTGCTTTAGCTCTAACTCCTTCTTTATTTCGGGTGGTATGGCTTCATTATCGTGGTAGGTAAGTATTATGAAATCAGAGTTAGTTTCTGTTACTACCTCTGTGTGTGCCCAGAACTCATTGTCGGGGTTGAAGTCAATCCATATTTCATTAGACCTTACCATTAAAGCATCAGCAATCTCGAATGAAATATGATTTGCTTCATTGATAAATAGGATGTCACGTTTGCCGCTTGCTTTGGCTTTGCCTTGCGTATCGAATGAAGTGAACTGAATAATTGAGCCGTTGCTGAACTTATATTCCATGGGGTTGGCCCTCCAATGGTCTTCAATCCACCTGTTAGTGTCATGCATTACATCTTGGAATATCCTCACAGCCCCATTCCGAACCGCAGGAATTGACTCGGCAACAACCGTTATCACTAAACGTGGTGTCTTAGCTGCTTTGTCAATAAGGATTGGCAAAATAGCGTATGTCTTACCAGCACTTGTCCCACCTTGTACTACCTTCTTACGATTGGTTAGTTTAAGAAGCTTATTGATTGAGGTTGTTCGTCTGAACATCTGGGAATAAAGGTTGCTCTTTTGATAACTCTATTTTTGTTTGGGTCGGTGCATAGCTGCCATCCATCTTGTTTAGTTCGGCAATGGCTTTAATACGGTCATTGTATTCAGGTGATAATGTTATAGTGGCAGGTCCATCTTTTGTCATTTGTTCTGTATTTATTACCAATTCGCCTCTTAATATCTTTGTTAAAGTCATCATTCTTTCACTTGAATTAGCTATGCTTCCTGCAATAATTGTGTCTTTTGCTTTTTCATTAGCCATTTCAACAATTTTCTTGTTTTGCTCTTGTAACTCAGAAATGTAAGATTGTATTTCTTTGCGTTTAAGCAGCCTTGAAGACGCTGAACGTATTGAACCATTGTTTTCTTTATTGAATGCAATAGAGTAAGCATTTGATGCATCTAAGCCATTTATGTATTGCTTACAGAACTCAATTTGTTTTGATGTTAACATTTTGTTTCAATTTGTTATCATGCAAATGTAAACAATTATTGGTTTTTGTTTAACTTGTTATCATATAGATGTAAATTATTAGCGAAATGATAATACCAACCTATTTCTAAATTGAGTTTAGTGGTAACCATCTCTTGTAATTTACTAAAACAGTATTGGTCATTACAGAATCCATACCACAAGTCATTAGAGCGCATTAAGACTGTCATGTTTAATTTGTTATTGGTTATATTAAAAACAATACTTAATGTGCATGGTGTATCGAAACTATGTTCTATGTGTTCTTTTCCATCATATATTGTTATAGCAGCTCTTCTTGAATTAGGATTAGTTGTTAATTCTTTAATAACGAAATCTAGTTGTCCATTTCTGTTCCATTGATAACCATAATTTGAATTCACTATGTTGTTGCCATTATGCATTTTGTCCCATATTTTGGCATGTTTTTTTATTTCTGACACATTTCTATTTTCAGATAAATACCAATCCCATTCTAATTCAGCATAAGAGTTTTTCCAGTTTCTGAATTCTGTATTTATCTTATTGTCAAGTGGATTATTGATATAAAAACCAATATTTTGAATAAACTTAGTGTTGTCTAATATTAATCCATGGTTTGATATTTCATTATAATAAAATTCAAACGCTTCTTGTGCATTACTAAATACCATTTTTTATGCCTAAATATCTAAAGTTGCAACAACCATTTATAATATTGTTTTTATAAATTTCTAAACCATCAAATATTGCTTGAGTTTTTATAAATGGAAGAAATCTATTAGACAGCGTGTGATTCGTATAGACATCAAGTCTATAAGTCTTATTTTCAGGAATAGATTTAAAATACACTCTTGTGAATTCTCCTCCATGTTTTGACATTCTTGGATTATCTATTTTTGTTAGTATAGCTTTCATATTATGAGTTTTTTACAAAAGTTCCATTTTCCATTTTACCTGTTCTTTTTGCTATGACAGAATACGCAGAATTGATACAGTCTTCAATTGTTACATTCTCCCATGCTGTTTTAGTTGCATTATCTTTGTATAATTTTGCTAAATGCGTGAGATTAGTCAATACAATTACAATATCACCTATAGCATCTATCATTTCATCTTCATCTTCTTTTAAAATGGCCCTAGATAATTCACCCACCTCTTCTGTTAACTTTATGAATTGGGTTTTTACGTCACCTTTTTCATAAATACCTCTTTCATTTGCCCACTCTCTAATCTGTTGGAATTCGTTTTTTAATTTCATTTTGCCTAATTATTATTTATTGTTATTTGTTAAATTTTTTCTTTTTACGCCTTTCATTATGATATTTGTTTTAAAAATTGTGTTAATTATTATAAAAAAGGATTTACTTTAACTATTCTTAAATGTTCCATATTATTTTTAAATAAAACATCATTAGCTTTTTTTATCAATACATCAAACGATAGTGGGCTATTAACATACATAGAATTAATATAATTATATCCACCTGAATAGTGACCAGTCTCATCTTCTGTTGTAAGTTTTAAACCATTGTTATTTAATAATTGAATAGCATCTAATATATTATCTAACGATTTGTTGGTTTGTTGTTGGTCAATTATTTCATAACGATTTTCGTTTGAAATAATACTCATTTCTTCTTTCAATGATTGTGTTTCTGATTTTAAAATTTGAACTAAAGTTGTCATATCTGTTTGTTTGTTGAGTGCTAATGTACACCAACTTTTGATATATGAAATACTTTAATCAAAAATAATTGTAATTTGTAATCATTACAAATAAAGAATTAGCTATTTACTAATTTTAGTTGTAATTGTTTACCAAAATTATTCTTGAATTGATAATAACTTTTGTGTTTTTCTACAATATCCCATCCATTTTCAAAATCTGAAAAACTATGGCTAGGTTGTATGTAATAATTCCATATTGGATTTTTTATGTATTTTAACCAAACACATAAAAGGTCCTCAAAATCTATTGGTTTCATATTATACCTTTCACATAGTTTTTCAAAGTCTGAGTATTTATAACTTTTCTTTAAAATCTTCATAGATGCCATAGATGTTGGTCCTAAATTACACTCGCTCCATTCATTTATTGTTAATAGACCTTTTATTTTAGTGTCTAAATTCACATAGTTTGCTATGTCACCAGCCATGAGTAAGTAATGGAAATTAAAAGCGTGCAAATTGTTTTCTTTGTTATAACTATTCATAACATTTACAATGTCTTTTATAGACATAGTTCCTTTTACGTTTTTAATTACATAATCAGCCCATGTTCTAAAATGTGTTTTTACTAAATTCTTTAATGGATATCTTGGCGGTTGATTAACACAACAACTAACAAAATTTGTATTGCTACTTAACATAAAGTCCATAAATTCTTCATACGATTCATAGTATTGAAATTTATCTAATATTGTGTTATTGTAACCATGGTTAAATTGATTTGATGTACCTGAACCAAATATCCTATGCGCATAAATTAAAAAAAGATAATCATAATGGTTCCAATTTGCATTAGCCTTAAATTTGTAAATATCCCACGTTAGTGATTTTTCTTGCATAAAGTAATCTTCTAATAAAAATATAAAACCTTCATACCTTCTATCTATGTTGTGAAATAAGAAAACATTATCGATGTATTTGTCTCCAGTATTAAACACTCTTTTCTTTGTATCTATAAATACTTTTTCTGTTTTCCTGCAAATTTCAATGTAGTAATCTAAGCATTCAAGAGCTTTCGTATTGTAATTTTCCATTTTAAAATAAATTTAGTTGCTTTTTAAAGTTTTTTAAATAATATGATGGTCTTAAATGAACTGATTGTTTTGGTTCCATTACATCAAATTTTAAATTGCCTTTTTCATCTAAAAATTCATCCGGCCAACTTAAATAATCCAATCCAGAGTTTCTAATTATTTCATTAGCTATTTCTCTTATTTGTTTCCTTTGGTCAATACTTCCATAAAATGGTTTGCCTTTATAAAGTCCACTTGCAGGAAGTTTTCTACTTTCATCTTCAATTGGTAATAATTCAACTAAAGTGCAATTGTACTTTTTAGCATATTCTACATACCTAGTAAATAATTCTTTGGTAGCATTAATTGGGTCTAACTGTCTACACAAATGGAAACGTATGTCAATATTTCCAAAGTAAAGTATAACATGACTATGCAAACTTAAATCCTTTTCTAACTTAAGAAAGCCAAATAAAGTCTTTCCATCATTTCTTGAAATACCATAATTTTCATTTGGCCAAACTGACAAAGAATGTGAATCACCAATTACCATGTTTTCCATAAATGGCAATTCAATTTTTTCTATTATAGTAAAATCATTGTATAAGTTAATTTTCCTTTTAATAGAAAAATCATTTAACTGGAAACCATCTAAAGTTTTAATGATGCCTTTGAATTGAGATAGTTTTTTTGCTCTTATTAAAACTTCAATTGTTATTCCACCAATGACATTGTAACTACCTTCTTTAAAATTAGGGCCATGATAAATTATCAATTGGTCATATTCTTCCCAATTATCTACATGACTTAATAAATTTGCATTAAACAATGAAGCTACTATCTTATTCATGCCAGCAGAATGTGAGTTCATTGATGTTGCTGGGTTGTTTAGTATTCCAACTATTCCTGTTTTCATTTTTTATTATTTTTATTGATTATATGATTATTAAGTGCACCTAAATATGCAACACAATCCAAATAGTTGTCTTCTTTGTAATTATAAGACGCTCTGGACAATTTTAATGCTATAAGACATACATATATGTCTTCTGCAGAAAATAACTTACTAGACATGGCAGAAGCTATTATTGCTGCTTTTTCCATTCCTTCTTCAAATGGTCCGTACATTCTTTCTTTTTCTTCTGTACGTTCATTGACTATTTCATTTGCTTTTTGAAGTATATTCATTTTTGAAGTATTTTATTTTTAAAAAATGGCTGTCTTTCCAGCCTGTCAACCCTGTACTAATAGGGTGAGATTTTTATCGCTATTTTATAAGATAGCGATAATGTGGCCTTTGTATTTCACCCTCTGCGATTATTGTGAATGCTCTTACTATTTTATCGCCATCTGTTAAAGTAGTATTGATATTAATACCAATGTGCGATGTAACAACATTTAGTTTTTCTTGGTTAAGACCTTTTTTTTCAATTCTAAATGCTAACTTTTCAATGCTAGTTTCATAGTGCATTTCTGCGTATTTCAATTCTTTAGCAATGTACTTTTCTAAACCCATAGTTAATAGGCTATGAATTTCATTTCTTAATTTTCTATATTCTTTCGAATTTGAAGTGTTATAAAAACCACTTGGGAAAGTTAGAAATTGCTGACTAGCTGGACCATGAGCATTAGCAACTCTTGGCTCTAAATTGAAATACTTACACCAATCAACTTCTTTCCATGTCTTCTTAACTTCAATAGAATTGTAGTAATTAATTGACCATTCTTTAGTTTTTAAAAGATATTGTTCTTTTAAAGATTGAGTTTCTGATTTTAAAATTTGAATTAAAGTTGTCATTTTGTATTTGTTTTTAAATTTGATAGTGCGAATGTACATATATTTTTGATATATGAAATACTTTATTCAAAAAAAATACTAATTTATAACCATTATAAATAAGGAATTATTAAACTTTAATTATTTCAAACCTTCTACCTCTTGACTCTAGTTGCATCTTTAACGAATTAATACACTTTTCAGGAGTATGGTTATAAACATCTGGAATATTTCTTGCCTCAAATACTGTTAACTTCCATTCTTTAGTTGATTGCTTTGTGATATGCACTGTATAAGGAATACCATCAATACTTATTTTGTGAGTTTCGTCAAAATTCATAGCCTTCCAAATCTAATATCATTAATCAATTGTTGCGTATTGATGTCTTGTTCTGGGTTGCCCCACTGTTTGTACATAACCTTAGTGCGCTTTCTTCGGCTCACCTCGATGATGTGCTTCATTCGCTCACCCTCGATGCGTATTAGTTGCTTTTGGCCATTCTCCATCATTGAAAGTACTACCTTACCCAAATGTATCATAGCTTTTTTTAGCTTTTCACGCACGATTTGTGTTGTAGATTGTGTTGGTGTCATTGAGCGGTCTAGCTTACCGCTAACGTAACTGATTGTCTTAGTTTTCATCTTATTTTGAATTTAATTTGTTAAGCATTTTTTCGCACCACTCGTATAAGTCGCGCATCTTTTCATCGTGAGCTTCAGTAAGCACAACTCGCTTCTCTTTGGTGGTTAGTCCTTTTTTTACCTCAATCGGTAGTCTTAAAGATGTCATTACCATTTTATCGGGGCTTGCCTTTCTGCCTGCCCCTTGTCTTTTTCCACCTCTCATTTCTTTTTTATTTTTCATTTATGAAATTTTTATAGCGTTATCAACAATTGATTTTAAATAATTTCTATTTATACCAGAACCGCCGCAATCAAAACATATCCCATTTGCATAATAGCTAAATGCAGGTATTATACCAACTCCATTACATTTACCGCAAGAGCAATCGCCTTTTGCAGCAAACAATTTAGGTGCAAAAAAATCTTTATCCTCACGAATAATAGTTAATAATTGAGCAACACGAGTTTGAATATCACTTATTGAAATAGATGTATTATCGTAGTACTCTGTATTGGTTGCATACTCCCAAGTTAAATCCATATGCTGGATGTGCTTAAATTTTGTTGTAAGGCTTTTTTGCATTAAATGACCATAGTATGTTTTACCATATAAAGTTACTTTGTATGCAGTAGGTCTTTTTTTGCCATCACTACACATCATCCAAAAACCTCTACCATTTTCTTTAGCATTATAAGCTTCAGCATCAACTAATGTTAACTTCATAATTCCGCTATTAAGTAATAAATTCATGTTCCTTACTGCTCTTTCTTTGTTAGTATTACTATTTTTGTAACCAGCTGCATTCAATAATTCAATTATTGTATTCATATCGTTTTTATTATTAATTAAGCTAAATGTTTTTTTAATTCATATTCTTTTGACCTACCAACTATCTTACCCAATTCAAACATAGTTGTTGGCGTGCTTGGTGATATTTCGCACAAATACATTTTTCCGTTCACATCTAATTCTTTGCTAACTATTGTTATATTGCTTGCTTTAGTTCTATGATTTGTTTCAATGATTTCGATGTCTTGTTCTGTAAGTGAAATTGTCATGATTTTAATTTGTTAGTTATTATTTCGAAGGCAAATATACACCGTATTTTGATATATGAAATACATGTATCAAAAATAATCCTAATTTATAATCATTATAAATAAGCTTTTACTTTTTGCTTATAAATCTCGATTAACTCTTTGATTTCTGGTATTGATAATTTTAAAGGTTCATTCCTTTTTTCTTGTAGCCTTTCAAATGCTTCATCCCCAATAACAATAGGTAGATTGCTCATGTATTCGTGAATATTGCCATGCTTATGTTGGTTGCAGTGTACACATTGCCCATGAACGTTGTTTTCATTGAATCTTAGGTTAGGATATGCACCAACTGAATAACAATGTCCTGCATCGAATTTTCTACCATTTAATGGTGTTTGACAGCTAATACACCTTTTGTTTTTATCCCTTTTACGGATGTAAGTATTAAATACCTTTTGCAATTTCTTCAACCAATCTGAATGCGTTTCTAGCTTCTCAAGTATATTTTTCTTTTTTATAGCATTACTAAGCCTAATTTCTTTTTCGTGCTTTCTGACGTAAGTTTTCGAGCGAATAACAGCCAATGAACATTCAATGCAGCATACCTTTTCTCCCCGCACAGGTTCAAATCTCTTTCGCTTTCCAAAATTTCCCTGGTTACATTCTTTATTTGCGCACAGCATCGGTTTCACGTATTAATATTTCAAACATCATTTTTTCTGATATAGCCATTTTAAATTCTGTCATTATAACTATTGACTTTTCAGAATATAATTCAAGTATTTTTTTTCGTGATAGTACAGTTATCAGTTTCAATTTATCCATCTTCATCAGGATGTCATAACCTTTGACCTTTGAATACCTATCGCATGAAGGCTTTACCTCAACCAAAGTAAAGTGCTGGTCTAATCCAATCCAAAATATTGAAGCGCACCAATGATAACGGTTATCTTTCACGATTATGCAATTAAGGTGTGGTAATATCAAAATGGTTCGTATTCAAAGTTAGTATTAGGTTGAATAGTAATTGATTCTTGAATCATATTTAATTGCTCTCCAACTATAAAAGGAAGTCCTTCATCATTTATTTCCATAATCAAATCTTGTATTGGATAATTTCGAGTAAAAGGAAACTCAATCTTTGTTTGCTTTTCGTCAATGTATTCTAATCGCGATACTGTCTCTGCTTTCTGCATGATAAAAGTACCTAAATGACCTTTTGGTTTATTAGTTCCAGGGTTAGTGTGGATGACATTTAAAATGTGGCATCTTTTATCTGATGTCCATCTCATCAACTTTTCAATAATCATTGTTGATTCTTTGATGTCGTTTACATCCTTAATTAAATCCGCAATACCATCAATAATTATAAAGTCAATATTATCTGAATACTCACTTGAATAAATAGCTGTTTCTATTATCTCTACTCTTTCTGTTGATGAAAATTCTCTCAATGCAAATGGTTTATAATTGTCAGGGTTTGAGCCTGTCATTGGTATCACTCTCTTAAATACATTTTGAGCATGAAATCTGCTTTGCTCTGTATCAAAATCTAAGATATAACCGCCTTTTGATTTGTGAGATTTTATTGATGTAGTGAATTGATTTGCATTGCCTCCAATGTATGCTGAAACTAGTAAACTTTTAAAGAATGATTTTCTTGCTTTAGATGGAGCCATTAACGCACTAAAGTTTCCATATGTTGCAAATGCAGTTGGATAATTGGTACCTCCAAGATAATGTGAACCTATTGAAATTGCTAAAGGTGGAAACTCAATCTTTTTTGTAATATCTACGAATGCCGCTTCTAACTTTTTTTGGTTTTCTGTTATAGGTTTAACTATTGGTTCTTCAATAGCTAGGTACTTTAAAAATTCACTCATATTTCTGATTCTAATTGCATTAATAAGTATTTAGCTTTTTCTGATATACATAGACATCTAAGGTTTGCAATTAAAGCAATTTTAGTTTCATTTCTTCTGATATTATCTACTTTTTTATTCATTAATTCCGCGTATTTGTTTATTTGTTTGGCAGCAACATCTGAATAATTCTTGTGTAATATCATTTTAAGTAAAGCGTCTTTAGCATCAAACACATCTATCTTATAGCCTTGCAAATCAATAGATGTATTTTTAAAGTCTATTCTTTCGGATTCTGGCAAGTTATGATTCATTGATAACGATTGCAATAATTCAACCAATCTATCAGTCATGTCTATTTGAACTAATATAGCCGCGTGGTGTTGCGTATTTTGCGTACTGGCTATTCTACTTGATAAATCCATAATATGATTAAAGATTGATTTATTAAAGCGTTTCTTGTACTCAATAGAAAACGTCATTACGTCAATGATTCTATTTTCTTTATAAAGTGTTGTAATTATTACCCAAGCTTCTTGGTAATCGTAATCTTCCCAAATAGTAAAATTTTTATAAGTCAAAAAGTTGAGAACATTCACTATCTTGTTTTCAAAGATTGCAGCACTAAGGATGTATTCCTCTAACTTTTTTCTTTCGTTTTTTAAGTCCATCATTGCATTGATAATCTAGTTTGATGTGTTTGATATTTTCCTAATTGTTCTTTGGTTAGTAATTTCTTTTGTTGGTCTGTAAGTTTCAAATGAATCCAGTTAGTTGGTAGTTCACTTTTACTTTCAAATTTTAACTTGCCCAACTTTTCATCTCTTGCAGCCCATTGTTGTGCCGTAGCAATCCAATTAATTTTTCTATTGCCTTCGTTTGACCAAGTTAATAATGAATCATAATAATACTTTAACTTTTCTTGATTCCAATCTGGTAATGCTTCTTTAAAATTGTGTTTGTCTACATAAATAGATTCAGAAAATAATTGTTTAAGCGCTTGCTTCTTTTTTAAAGAAGTATTAATATTTTCATTATTATTCTTATTCTTATTCTTATTAGCTCCGCTTTTGCTTAAATCTTGCTCCGCTTTTGCTTCTTTTTCGCTTTCGTCTTGCTTCTTTTTTGGTTGCTTTCCGTTAGTGTATCGCTTCAAATTAGCTTCTATTTGAGGCTCAATAAGTGTATAGATAGTTTTGCTTAATCCAGTTAATTCTGGCTTTTTTAGATTAAGTGAATGCTCAAAAATGGCATTATAAATCTCTAACTGATTTTGCTCAGGTAGTTCTTTTATGGCTTCATAAAATGAACGATAAAAAATAGTTGAATCTCTATTCATATAAAAACAAAAGCCCCAATAGGTGGAGAGCCGTCCAACCTATTAGAGCTTTGCGTAAGTGCGATTTCTCGCATATTTTTAACTGATGTCGGCTCACATCGCTAATTGTAATTTTAAAGAACTTTTGCGAATATAAAATACTTTTTTAAATTAAAAAATTAAAAAGGCAAATCATTATCATTTTTTGCTACTGCTATTTGAACTGGTTGAACTGGTTGAGAATTGTCCCAACTTTCTAAGTTAACCTTTGGCCATATCTGATTTCCGCTTCCTAAATACTTTTTTTTAGCCTTAGAATCACGCTCTTCTTTAGTTTGACTATGCGACAGTTCTACATGCTTACCATATTTATCTAGCTTGTCATTCACTACGATACTAATGTTTAAATAGCGCTTTCCGTTTTGCGCTATTGTTACTTTGCTTTCGTCAATCTGGTCTAGGCAAATTGATGCTCCGATTATTGTTCCCATTTATTTACTATAAAAAAAATTATTATTAACTCTGATTGTTTTGTCGGCTGCCGTAAAGATATTACTTGCTTCCTTTAGTTTCTTAAACTTACAACCGTTAAATTGTGAGTAGAAAAATTCCACTTCATCCATCACTGGAGCAGTCGCTAACTTTGCAGCTAATATAGCCTTTTCAGGCTGATATTTCTCAACTGCCGACATTATTTTGTCGCAAATTTCTTCATCCTTTTGCACATCGAATATCTTGAACCTGTCTTCTAAAGGCATCGGATATTCAGTCCATTCGTCTTCACCCCATTCCTCTTTTTTAGTGAGGTAAAAACAAAGCATTGCATCTGTTACGTTAGCCGACATCATCTGCATTTGTAGTTGATTATAATACTTTGTTGGCATCTTCTCAATCTGCTCTAGGTATGTATAGATAGATGTTGGGCATTTAATATCACCAACTATTCCAACTCCTAAAAAGTCTGGACTTGCGCCACATCTGTCATCTATTGCCATGTATTCATCATGCCATTTAATTTCAGGATATAATGGCTTTACACATAACTCAAAAGCATTGTGTTGATTCACTATTCCGTGCAACATATCAGATGTTTGGAGGTCCTTTTTTAGGCCTATCATATCCATTGCCAAATCTAAGCAATACGATTGGGCCGTTTTGCCTGTTCCGCCAGCGAGTAGCTCTGATATTCTACTCGCTGAAAACTTACCTATTCTACTATTTACTTCCATTGATTTCTACTTTACGTTTAGTGAACATTGCTTTAATTGCTGCATCCGTTGGTTGCACTTGGTTGTAGTAAGCGTTCAAATCTTCGATTGAAGCCATTAGCCTAAGTTGCTCGCCAATGATTGCCATATCTTTTGAAAATTCAACTGATACTTTTTTCATAGGTTGCGGTGCGCTTGCTTTGTTTCCATCGTCATCGTCAGCACCTACGTTTACGAATGATTGTAAGCCATAACGTCTAGCATAAGTAATTCCACTACCTTGCGCTTGTGCGTCGTTTTGCTTCGAATAAACGATTTCTGTAAATGATTCTAAACACTCACCACTTTCATGTAGTAACAATGTTTTCACAAAGTTTTTACCATCGATGTGAACGATAGGTTGTAATACTACTATACCATGCTTATTTAATGCTGGCATACATGCTTCGCGGACTGCATTCAAGTCTGCGTACTTTGATTTAAAAAATGGATTGCTTGAATCCTTGATGGCGTTACCCATTTCCATTTGTGCCTTTACTAAGGCTGTAGCAATTTGCTTCATATCTTTTTATTTATTAAAGTGCTGCAAAAATAATTTTTATTTTGATATGACAAATTAAAATTTGATTAAAATATTTATTGCCTTAATATTCAACGCTTTAAAGATTTAATAGTTGGCAATTAAAAAATAAATATTATCATTGCAAAAAATAAATTAAATATGAAGATAGCAGCAAAGGATGCCAACATTACCAATATTGGAATTGAGATATTGCGAATCAAACTAAACCAACCTGACAGAAGCATTAAAGATATTGGCGAATCATTTGGTCTTAATAGGAATGACACAGATGTTGCAAGTACAAGCGCACAATATCATCTCGGAATAGTGTTCAAGTCACAGCCCGACAAGGGCCATAACAACCCATACATAAGAGTAACGGAAGTGCCGCCTTTGGCTGTGAACTTTGGTGACATACCTGACTTTTACCTCGCGCCCGAACCTGAATGGATGAAGGATGTAAACCTTAACAAGTTAGCAAAGACAAATGATGACAAAGCATTTAATTACATGAGTAAAAAATTTTAATTATGAAAGCAACAATAGACATTTGCGATAGTGGGCTAACATCCGCAACGCTAACAAATGATGAAGGTGAGGTAATCCAATGGGAAGATTTATCGAGAGATGAACAACTATGGTTACTCGATAGTTTCAAAACATTTCACAAATTATTTAGTAAATTTATTAAAGAAGAAAATGCCAAAAGTAATAACTAAAGACAACCGCAACATAGGCAGGATAAGCCTATCAGTCACCGAAAGACAGGTGAAATGCCTCGCTAAATCAGAAGGCAAAACATTAGTGAATAGAGAGCAATACATCAAGTACTTGCAGACTATCCTTCCAGTATTAATCGAAGAAAAAATCAAATCAAATTTAA